ATCTAAGAATGGAAACATGAAAAAATTGTTTCTTCTTTTTCTAAGTATCTAAAAAAAGAAGTCGCTGAAAAATTTGCTAAAGTCCCTGATTACAAGGATTTGGTTGAAGTCACTAGAGGTGCTAATGGTAAATATACAATTGTTGTAGTTGAATCGCTTACCGATCGCACTCCAAGATTTAAATCGGATGGCAACAAAAAAACTGTACCTTTTACGATTGATGATTTAGCTGAGCAAGTTGCTAACGAAATGCCTACTTTAGCTATGCCAATCAACAAAGCTAGTGGCGACAATATCCCTAATGGCAGTGGCAAGCGTCAAACCAGTGATTTTAACCGCACAGCCGATCCGATGGACCTGGTGAAGAAGGGGTTAGGACTTAGCTAATTAGCTGAAATAAAATCATGGAAATCTACCAAATTAGTGGATGCTCGGACGCTTTAAAGACTTGGGTGCAAAATCTTTTTACTGAAAATGGCATTGATTATCACTTAAATAAAATGTCTGACGGATGGTGTTTCGACATTGAGCAAACAAAAAAGTGTATTTGGAAAACAACCTTTCTTGAACGACTTGCTGTTTCTAATTTAGGTGATTCAGACAAACAATTCTTGTCAAGTGTTTTTTAGCTAATTAGCTGACTTAACCAACAAAAAAGCGCTGTAGTGATATGGCGCTTTTTTGTTGATATTTACTCAATCAAAACAAAGTCAATAACTTTAACTCTTCTAACTTCACTTACTTTAAATAAAGACTTTCCAGAATTACAAGCAACTTCAACATTTTTGACCCAACCTTTTACATATTTATCTACTACTTTTTGGCTAGGTTTATCTCGAAATAAGCATCTTAATATTTGCATCTCCAATCCGCCGCCAATGTCATTGATAAATTCAACTTTAATTCCATAAAACATAATTACATAGCCCTACTACTGCCAAAGCTTGATCCAATTCTAATAGGTAACAACCTATAAGCAGCATAACCCGCAGCCTCTGGTAAGTGGTCTAAGTCGTTTTTCTTTTCTGGTTTCCCATCAGCACCTATTGCTTGCTGCTCTAAGCATCTAGTCAGGTTGGGGCATCTAAGAACATTCACAAATAATTGAATTTCACCTAATCCATTTAAAAAGCCAGTATTCATTGCATTTACCCGATCTTTGATTGCTGGATTTGTCGTACCTCTAATTATTTGAAATCCAGCCTGACTGAATAAACTTAAATCTGTCTGCGATGCTGATGTATGCCTTTGATTACCCGATACATCAGGATATAAAAATTTACTGTGATTAGGGTATTTTTCGTTAATTGATTCGATTGTATGTGAGCTATCCTGCATACCAAAAAACTCATCAACAGCATGGTATTTTTTATCGCGTTCAACATATACGACACTAGCCATTTTCCCTACGTTAAAATCTTGACCTATATGTAGTCTTTCATTTGGTTGTACTGATTCAAATGAGTTATTACGAACGCGGTCAAATGCATGATAAGCGGTTTTAGTCATTAAGTTGACAAACTGCCCATTAATATATGCGTCAACTAAATTAGCTGGATAATTAGCTAATAAATCTTGTAGGTAGTCAGGCGGTAAATGGGGGTTATCCGTTGTTTTTGCATGGATGATTCTGCGATCGCCTTTCTTGGCATCGGTAACAAAAAAATCATACATAAGCCCAAAACCTTCGGGAGTAGAGCTAAAAGCTAATTGCCTTACATTGCCTGTACGAATACGCCCCATTAGTAACCGCAAAGCCTGATCGCTGATTTTGCGGTTAACTACGTCTATTTCATCAACGATCGCCCATGCAAGGTTTAAACCACGGATTTTCTGCCAGTTTTCAAAGCTTCTTACCAAAATCTCTGACGGTTTTTCATTATCCCAATACACTATAAATTTAGGTAATGGCGACGCTCTGTATTCCCATCGTATAGGCATTAACTCAAGAGCAAATTCTATAGCAGGAACCATCGTATCCATAGCTAAGCCGTGCGATGGGGAATATACCGCGCCTTGACATCCTGAGTTTAAATATGATAAATGTACAGCTTTCAATCCACTGCTTAGCGTCTTACCCGCTCCAAAACCAGCACACAAAGCTATATAGCGAGTCGTTGTGTCATTAAGGTACGCTCTCTGATGCTTCAGTGTCTGGAAGTTCGGATGTTGACTCTGATAAGAAATTGTCGAAAGGGTTTTTGCTTGCTGATTCGCGATCGCCTTTTCCATCCGCGATTGTGTCACTGGTGCTAATTCTGGGATCAACAACGATGTAGCCAAGTTTTAAAGCCTCATTTACAATCTTGTCAGGTGTCAAACTATCAGAGCCTAATGCTATGCGTCCTACCTTTTGAGCAGATAATAGCGTGTTTGAATAATGGGTTAAGTCCGATGGTCTAATACCTTGCTCTGGTTCATCAGATTGCTTTTCTTCAGTAAGGACTAAAACGCGATTAACTTGCTTAATCAATTTTCTTGCAGTGTTTAAGCAATCACTATCAAAATCTACTTGTAAACTTGCCAAAGAATCAGCTAAAGCAGCTATCTTATTTTCGTTGATTTCTTTAGACAAATATTGGACAAACATGCGACTTTTTTCTATCCAACGATCACGAGTGCATTTTTTCCTAATGGCTGCAATCGTTACCCCGTATTTAGTTGCAAGCTCTTCCAACTTTGGTCTTACATTGTCCGATCGCGCTTCGATATATTCCCTAGCGATCGCATCCCAATCAACTTTTGACTTAGCCATCGCTTAATCTTTCGCCATAAATCAACATACGAATTTACCGTGATTCTAACATCAACGCGCTCCATGATGGCGATATCGTAGGGCGCGTTGATGTTTTTAGCTGCCATAATTTTGTAAGTATGATTTTGCTAATAGTTTAGCAAATGTGAAATGCCTTTACTCCACCCATTCCCATTTCATACCAGCGCTTTTGCCACCCCTAGCGATCGCTTGGGATATACAGCTATGCTTAACAAAATTAGCTCTAGCAGCTTCTTTTACGCCAGAATAAACTCTAATGCCATCAGGAGCATAACAACGCACAGCACGGCGAAAACCTCTAGTTGACGGCTCTGAGTTTTTGACTTTTTCGACTAGCCCTGCATCTTCTAGCAGCCAGAACAAGTTATCGCGATCGCAGTTAGCAAAATACGAGGGATTATTCAGGACTAAAGCGATCGCGTCTTTACGTTTAACTGCGTTCTGATTTCTGGCAATTTTGCGGGGTTGCAATTTCCCGTTGCGGACAAATGAGCGAACTCGATCCATTGATAAGCCTAACCCTCTCGACAATTCGTACACAGTAAAATTATCTTCAGTGCATTTGCGGCTTAAGGGCGAGTTAGATGTCATGCGATGGATTTGAACTTCTATCGCAGTATCTGTCCGTTCTGGGTAGCCTTGTTTTTTAGACCATTTCTTAAAGGATTTAACCAATACAGGAAAAGGTAAAACACCAAGATTATCTTCAAGATATTCGATCTCTTCTTGCTTCCATGCTGATCCGCCTTTTTTCTCTGTGGAAAACTTTGCTGCACATGATCTAGTACAGCAAAGCCGTTTTGTTTTAGCTTCTTCAAATTCTTTCTTGCAAAATATACAATTTTTCATATTTACTGTCTACCATATTTTACTCTGATACTTTTGCGGCATAGCTAACCAAATCTAGCAAGCGATTACCACGCTTAGCAGCGATCACAGCCTCACATACTGCGTACTCACTGATGTACTTAGCTAATTTGTCAGAGCGATAGTTGCCACTATTAATCTCGGTTTTTGAGAATCCCATAGCCATAAGCTCCTCGTACCGTGCGAGTAAATGCGTAAAAGCAGATCGATATACATGCAACGTATCGAGCTCAAATTGCACTGGGAAATAATCGCGATTAGTTGCCTCTAGCGCCCAAGGCAAAATATGTTTTTGCCCTGATTCCGCAATGCAAATAGTAAAGGGCGGCTTTGGCGGATCAAGCAACCAAGCCCTGATTTGAGCGCGTGTGGGGAGGCGATCAACTATTTCTAGCGTGGTCCCCCCCTCAGTATGTTGATTACCAAATTTAGGGTAAGAACCATACTCCTTATCAGCAGAAAGGAGCCATGACCAGCCCCTAGCAAATAATGTGCTGTATTTCCCCTTGGCTTCATTCCAATAAAAAGCCCTTAACGGAATCACCCATGCACAGCGATCGCATAAATACTTAGACTCAGGACATCTAGCGCTACTATGTGCAGTGAATGAATCTTTGAGAACTAACGGTTTATCAGCGTTAGGGGCGGCGCAAAGGTAGCAGTAATTATTATTCATGGCAAAAACCATCCT